CAGAAGCTGATGATGTGTTATATACTGTACAAACACAATATACATATCGACCTGACTTATTAGCATATGACTTATATGGGTCAGAAAAGTTATGGTGGGTGTTTGCACAACGAAATATGGATGTTATAAAAGATCCAGTATACGATTTAGTAGCAGGTGTAAAAATTTATCTTCCAAAAGGCGACAACTTAGCACAGCAACTAGGAGTGTAATGTGGCAACGAATCCCAACAATGGCTCAATAATTACCAAAGGTGCTTCTGCGGTTGCTACCTCGGTAACAAATACAGTATCAACAGCTAGTAATATTGTTGTAGGTGCAGGCGGCATTGCTAGTGGAGTAGTTTCTGGAGTAGTAGGAGAAGCAGTGTCTCCTATTGTAGACCTTACACAAAAAGGCAGTCAAATTGCTGAACTAGTTAAAAATCCTACACTAAGTGGTGCATTATCTTTGTTAGGTAGAGGATTTCCTCCTTATCGAAATGAGTTAGATCAATTTGCAAGTTACAATTATAATTTTACTTTAGGTTGTTTAACAAACATGGAATTAAATTTTCCTCTAAGTTATAGAACACTTGGACCATTAATTAAAATAATTCGAAGCGGCGGAACAGGCGGAAACAAAGTTCCTACAATTTACGAAACAGACGGCAAAGTAGAATTTTTTATTGAAGACGTTGAACTAAAAAATCATTGCTCACCAAATCCAGGAACACGATTGTCTAATGCACTTAGCATCAACTTCAAAGTTATTGAACCATACAGTATGGGGCAGTTTTTACATAATCTTAGAACAGCCGCTCTTGTTGCAGGACATTCAAATTATATTGAAGCACCGTTTTTGTTGAGTGTTGCATTTAAAGGTTATGACGATAATGAAAATGTAAAGGCTCCAATTTTTAGTCAACGACATTTTCCAATAAAAATTGTTCATGCACAAATGAGAGTAACTGCAAGTGGTGCAGAATACGATGTTAAAGCAGTTGCATATAACGATATAGCAAGTACCGACACTGTTCAAAAATCTGTACAAGATATTACATTTAAAGGTCCTACTGTAGGAGATGCATTACAAAAAGGTGCAGAAAGTTTAACTGCTAAAATTAACGAACAGCTTTCAAGACAGCAACAAGCAGATCAAATACCTGCCGCAGATCAGTATATAATTAGTTTTCCAAAATCAGGAATTTTAGATTCAATAGGAGGAACCTTTGCATCAACTATAAACTCTGCTACATCTAAATTAGGAACTGGCCTACAAGCAATATACGAAGGTATTGTTGGAGATAAAACAGGAGAGTTTGATGCAGGTGCAGTTGCTAAAGCACAAGGCGAAATAAAAGCAAGTACAACTCAATCAGCACTTGGAGCAACATTAAAAGCTGACGCTGATACTGGGTGGAATGATATTGGCAATAGTGCTATAGTTGATGATCCTAAAGATGCAGGCGACGGTCCGTTCCAAGAAGCTTCTTTTATAGAAAGCAAAGAAAAACCTGGTACGTTTACAAGAGGTAAACTTACATACGATACAGAATCTAGAACTTTTTCTTTTCCTGCAGGAACTAAAATACAAGATATGATTGAAGAAATTGTAATACTCAGTCAATACGGTGCCAAGTTTGCTGAAGCAACGCCAGATGCATTTGGTCGTGTTCCTTGGGTACGAATTGAAACACAAGTTTATAACGGAACAAGTTTCTTTAATTCGTTATCAACAGGATCAGATCCTAAAATTTATGTATACAGAGTAGTACCTTACGAAGTTGATGTATCAAATATTGCCGCACCTAGATCTAGTGTGTTGGCTACATTTACAAGACAAGCTAAAGCTATAAAATCATACAATTATATATACACTGGACAAAATACAGATATTATAGACTTTGATCTAAACTTTAACATGGCATTCTTTACAGGAGTGCAAGCTAATAGAGGTCAAAGACAACAAGATAGTTTATTTGCAACAGTATCGCAATGGGCAAAAGGTGATAGAGAAACTGCAACAACAACTGAAAGTGCAGTTGCATTGAGTCCTGCTGGCGCAGACGGTGCGGCACCAATTAAAAATATTTCCGGTGCTGACAAACCAGCAAAAGGTGGCGGTGCAAAAGAAGGCGCATTAACTAGTCTTGCTAGAAACCTAAACAATATGGTTATACATAGTGATAATGATATGATTGGTGTTGATTTAACAATACATGGTGATCCTTATTTTCTAGCTGATGCAGGAATGGGTAATTATGTAGGATTAGCTAATCCAGCAAACAATGCAATTACAATTGACGGATCAATGAATCCAATTGATGGCGAAATACACGTAGTGTTAAACTTTAGAACACCAATTGATTATGATGACGAGTCTGGTTTTGTAAAATATCCACTAGGAGGCTTTTTGCCAATTGCAATGTTCAGCGGAGTATATCAAGTAATTTTAGTAGAAAACAATTTCAAAGACGGAATGTTTACACAAACACTAAAACTAATGAGAAAACGTAACCAGGATCTAACACTTAGTGCTATTGCAGGAGCGTTAATGGATACCAAAGCTGGTAAAGCAATTGGTAAAGGTCTAAGCAAACACTTAATAGAACCAAAAGCAGATGGATTAGATGACACAACATGAGTACTGATACTAGAACAAAAACCCAAGATAAAAACGACCCAGGCATTTACATTGGCGTTGTAGTAAATCATCTTGACACAACAATGATGGGTGGTGTAGAAGTTGAACTAACAAAACGCTCTAACAGTGGTAACTTAGTTGACTATGTACAATGTCACTATGCTAGTCCGTTTTTTGGAAGTACTCCTGCTAGTGGAATGTCTAAAAACGACGGCTATGCAGATACACAAAAAAGTTATGGTTTTTGGGCAGTACCTCCAGACATTGGTTCTAGAGTAATTGTTCTAATGCCAGAAGGTGATTTTTCAAGAGCATATTGGATTGCATGTATTCCAGATACAGGCACTAACTTTATGACTCCAGGAAATGCGTCTACAACATTTAATAAAGACGATACAAGTGTAGCTTTGCCAGTTGGCGAATATAACAAGTTACAAGAAAAAGGCGAAGGCGGAGATCCTACTAAATTTTTAAAGCCAGTTAATACTGTAGAAAAAGATCGTTTAGAAGCCGCAGGTCTTGACAAAGATCACATCAGAGGAACAAATACTTCAAGTGCAAGACGAGAAGCACCTAGTCATGTATTTGGATGGAGCTCACCTGGACCATTAGATATGGCAGGACCAACACATTCTTATGGTAAACCAGGCAAACAAGTTAATAGACCGTTTAATAGATTAGGCGGTTCAAGTTTTGTAATGGACGATGGCGATCCTACATTAGTAAGAAAGAAACCAGCTAGGGGAGAAAAAGGCGTTGCTGGAAAAATGGAATACGCTAACGTAGATGCTAAAGAAACAGACGGGGACGATTTATATCCTGCAAGTGATTTAATGAGATTAAAGACTAGAAATGGTCATCAAATCTTAATGCATAATACAGAAGATCTAATTTATATTTCACATGGTAGTGGAAATAGTTGGATTGAAATGTCAGCAAATGGTAAAATTGATATCTATGCTAAAGATAGTATTAGTATGCGTTCAGAACAAGACATTAATTTTTATGCTGATAGAAACATTAATTTTGAAGCAAAAAAAGATGTTAACATAACTAGTGGAGTAGACACATATATCCACGCAGTTGGAAATTGGAATATATTAGCAGATGTTGACGGCAAACTTGCCGCAGTAGGTGATACTAATATTAATGCTGGTGGTGACCACAAAGAAACTACCAAAGGAAAAATATTTATGAATAGTTCTACTAGTGCTGATAAAGCGGGTAAAGCTAAAGTTCCAGTTCGTATTCCGGCACATGAGCCTTGGAGAGACCACGAAAACCTTGATCCTGAAAACTTCTTACCAGAAGAAACACAAGCAAAGAATATTGAGCTGGAAGAAGAAGACCCAAGACAAGGACTTTTTGATAACGGTACAACAGATGAAGCATCAGAATTTCCTAAGATTCCAGACACGTTTATAAAGCAAACCTAAGGTAAATACGATATGAGCAGTTTAGAAAAAAGTTTATACAAAGAAATTAAAGTTAAATCTAATAACAATGCAGATCAGATTGCTGATAGCGGTCCTACATATAAAGGATTTAGTACAGTAAACTCTGATTTAAATTCTCATGTATTATACGATATTGCTTTAATTAAACAAGACATTATTAATCATTTTCATATTAGACAAGGCGAAAAACTGTCAGATCCTGAATTTGGCACTATTATATGGGACATTCTATTTGAACCATTAACTGAAGACGTTAAAAACGCAATTATACAAAATGTATCTAGAATTGTAAACTACGATCCTAGAGTACAAGTTAATCAAATAACTGTTGATTCTTATGAAAGTGGTATCCTTGTTGAATGTGAATTAGCATACCTTACATACAGTATTGTTGAGAAGCTTCAGTTCAAGTTTGATGAGAACGCAGGCTTCCTACAATAATATACGCACTTTTTAATATCTGCTAAATATTAGTATAAACAAGGAAACGCTAATGTCCTCTACAGATAGACAAAACAGGTTATTACAGACACAAGATTGGAAGCGAGTTTACCAGTCTTTCCGTAATGCTGATTTTCAAAGTTATGACTTTGATAATTTACGAAGAACAATGATACAATATCTAAGGGAAAACTATCCCGAAGATTTTAACGACTATGTTGAGTCAAGTGAATATCTAGCGTTAATAGATCTAATAGCCTTCCTTGGACAAAATATTAGCTTCCGTATTGATCTAAACGCTCGTGAAAACTATCTTGAATTAGCAGAACGTAGAGAAAGCGTATTGCGTTTAGCACGTTTACTTTCATACAATCCAAAGCGTAATCAAGTTGCAAACGGTCTTTTAAAAATAGACAGTGTTAGAACATCAGAAGAAATTGTTGATAGCAATGGTACAAATTTAGAGAATCAAACTATTGTATGGAATGACCCAGCTAACACTAATTGGTATGAGCAGTTTATAAAAGTAATGAATACAGCGTTACCTGTAAATGGTACATACGGCAGACCAAATAAAAAAGAAACTATATCTGGTATTAGTACAGAACAATATCGATTTAACAGTATAAATGATAATGTTCCTACATACAGTTTCAATAAAGTTATTGATGGTAGAGCTACAAAATTTGAAGTTGTATCTACTGACGTAACAACTACAATTTTAGAAGAAGCTCCGTTTCCAGGAAACAACTTTGCATTCCTATATAGAGATGACGGCAAAGGCCCTTCTAGTAATAATACAGGATTTTTTAGTCACTTCCGCCAAGGTATATTAGACCATGGAACATTTTCAATAACTAATCCTTCAAGCAATCAAACAGTTGCAATTGAAACACCTAACATTAATAATACAGATGTATGGTTATATGATCTTGACAGCACAGGCGCTGAACAAGAACTATGGACTAAAGTTGATTCTTTAGAAGGCAACAATATCATTTACAATTCTGTACAAAAGAATAATAGAAAAATTTACAGTGCGTTAACTAGAGTTGACGACAGAGTTAGTTTAACATTTAGTGATGGTACTTTTGGTGATTTACCTAAAGGTAATTTTAAAATTTATTTTAGAACAGGAATAAATCAGCGAGTAACAGTTAGACCAAACGACTTTAGAAATATTACAGTTAATATTCCTTATCTTTCTAAAAAAGGTAGAGAAGAAAGAATTACTATTGTTTATAGTTTAAAATATACAGTAGATAATAGTTCAGTTAGCGAATCAACAGACAACATTAAATCAAGAGCACCGTCAACATACTATACTCAAAATAGAATGATTACTGGTGAAGATTATCAAGTTGCTCCGTTATCAATTAACCAACAAATTGTTAAAACAAAAAGTGTTAATAGAACATCGAGCGGCATTAGTAGATATTTTGATTTAGTTGATGCTACAGGAAAATATAGCCAAACAACTTTATACGGTAATGATGGTGTTGTTTATAAAGAATATCAAAATAAAATAAGATCTTTTACTTTCACAACTAGAACAGATGTTGAAGGTGCAGTAGAAAATACACTTATTCCGATATTACAAGATACAAAAGTAAGAAATTATTACTTTGATAAGTTTCCAAGAATTCTTACTAGAGACCTAAATATTAACTGGCAACAAACAACTAAAGAAACAGAATACACAACAGGGTACTTTAGTAATGTTGATAGTGTTCCGTCGACACTAGGATCATTTACAAGTTCAATTTTACGATTAGTTAC